TAAAGGTCACAGAGGAGGATACATGGTTGGACCTGATGATGAGTCACAATCATTGCCTCCTTGGAACACAGAAAATTATAATGGTTTTGATCCAAGTAGTATTACTGACTTTGCTGACGGAACAGGCGATAAAGCACAAAGACTGATTACTTATCCAAACATATATGGATTCAAAACTCCTGAAAAACACACAATAAAAATGGTGGATGGAGATCCAAAATGTAACAGAAAATGGAAAAGATTTGAAATCATGTCAAGCTGTGGCAATTGGATCATGCTAAAAGATGATCATTTGCATTATGCAGGTCAATGGGCACACAAAGACTGTGGTGTGTCATCGGGAGATACAAGCTGTGTGGAAGGAGCGGCCTCCGGTTCTGATTTGGGTATCGGGCATGGGCACCCAAACAAGTTTCCAGAACCAACACAAATGGAGGATCCGGACAAAATTTTTGGACAAGATACGGACATTATTTCGCAGGCAGACTCAGAACAGGAAGGGGAGACAAATAGAATAGAACCAATTCTCGGAATAAAAAAAGAAAAAACAAAGTGCAATGATAATTGGACGGGATTCGCCCCTAAAAACTTAATTATAGGAGGGCATCCAAGTACCGGACACCCAAAAACAAAATATGTTAAATCGCAAGTTGGAGACAACCCATATTTTAAACAAAAACAAGAGTGTAGACCTTATAAGGGTCCTGGTACGCCACAAAATCCAGTAGTAGAACTTCCTCAATCTGGCATTCAATTTATGTCAATCTCAGGTCACACTTTTGTTATGGATGACTCTGTAGAGGAACCTTTTGGAGATCCGATATGGGAAAGATCGCTACAGGAGTTTGACTTTGGTTGTAATAATCATTATGTGGGTAGAACTTTTTGGCAATCAGCAACTGGTCACCGAATAGAAATGAGTGATGTAGAAAGTCCACAAGGAGATGCTGTTTACAATGAATTTCCACCAAACCCTCATTCAGGACCTGGTTCAAAACTAAGAGGTAAAGATAATTATATAAGAATACTAACTGCAAGTGGAAACAAGATTGAATTAAACGATCATACAGTTTTTCAAAAAGACTGTCCCGGTTATCCTCCTAATATGGCTGGGCAAGAACGAGGCATTCATATACATTCAACAAGTAAACACACCATAGATATGGTGGATTACACAAACTTACAAGGAAGTCCGTGCAGAAAAGATGGTGGCGTTCCAATCAACAAGGCCAATAGAGCTTTTGTTAAAATAAGAACTGGCTATGGATTGGAAATGAAATTTCATGATGACTATGATCAGACAATAACTCAGCAACAATATATACAAATATACTGTCCTCATTATGACAATACAGTTCGTGGACCACATATCCATAGGTACCAAGAAGTTCCTAGCGGTCCTGGACTAGTTTTTTTAAGAGTTGGTGGAAACTATGTTGTTAGCACGTACGACAACCAGATATCAATTATTGGAGATCCTGAGGAAAATCCCGCAGATAAGATTGAGATTATTAGCCGTATTAAACTTTTGTATATAAAAGATGTATATATAAACATATCCGATAAGCTGCATTTATTCTTGGCAAAAGAGTTAATTTTGTTATTAGCTGGGCGAGACTGCGATCCGCCAGGCGGTGCTGGTTGTTGTGGTACGTCACAACCTTGTATAGCTCCTGTTTTGGTATATGACCTGTGTGACGGAACAATAAAAATAAGTGACCGTGTATATGCTAGTACAAGTCCAAGTGCACCACTAGCATCTATTTTCATGATGTCTCCATTTAGGAAGCCATCTCCTCCATGCTAGAGAAAAAGGAATTATAATGTTAACTTTTTTAGGCTTCCCCTATCCAATAGAAAAAACGCATAAAGGATATTTCTATTCTCAAGATGGAATCGAACAAATAAAAGCGGATATGTTAATTTTGCTTTTAACAAATCCTGGAGAAAGGTGTATGAATCCAGAATATGGCACTCCATTGAAAAAGTTAATGTTTGAGCCGAATGACTCAGTTCTTCAGCAAGCCGCAAAAGCGGTAATAGCAAGATCCCTTGCAAGATGGGAGCCTCGTGTTGCTGTGTCACAAATAGAAGTTTTAAAAAGCATAGATATAGACTCACTTAATGTAGATGATAACTTGTCAGAAGCCGCTCATATTTTGCAGATCAGGATACTTTTTATTGACCCGCAGAACATAAAGCAAGTAGAAGAGTTATTGTTAAAAATGCCAATTTCAGGACAAGCATAGAAAAACAAGGAATTTATGATAAACAATTGCCCATTTGATGTTACTCCATATTCTCAATCCAACAATATAACAACACCAAACATTTTCAATCTTAACTATACGAATCAAGACTATTGGTCTATGAAAAGCAGGTTGATAGATTTCACAAAGCAAAACTTTGATAAGGACTTTTCAGATTTTGTAGAATCTTCTTTAGGCCTTATGTTAATAGAAAATTGGGCGTTTCTTGCAGATACATTAAGTTTTAAAATGGATCAAATAGCCAATGAGGTGTTCATAGATACTGTAACAGAAACAGAAAATGCATTTAGGCTAGCCAAACTGGTAGGTTTTAACCCACAGCCACCTATAGCAGCAAGTTCTTTATGGTCTGGAACTATTACTAACATTTTAACCACAGATCTTGAAATTCCAACACCTGTAAGCTTAGAAGTTGGAGCAGGATCTGGCAAAGGAAATATTGAAATAGAAATTTTTCCGGCTGATGCGAATAACAATCCTATTTTTGATGAAAATATAATAATTCCGGCGGGATCTCTTGTAAATGCTAGCTTAATAGGAATAGAAGGAGTTTCTAGAAGTCAAACATATATTGCCACAGGAGCTGTCGGGCAAAATATATCATTAGCAGAATATCCAGTTATATACGATTCTGTGCGAGTGTATGTTGACGGTGTTCTGTGGAATCAAGTAAGTTACTTTACAGATTCACAACCAAGAAGAGAATATCGACTAGAATTTGACTCAGAATATAAAGGTTATATTGTTTTTGGTAATAATAGAGCTGGTCTAATTCCTCAATCTGGAAGTCTTGCTACAGTTGAGTACCGAGTTGGTGGCGGCATAATTGGTAATCTTGTTAATAATGCGATGAAAAAACAAATTATAGCAAACTCAAAAGGCTTGTTATTCCCAATACCAGTATCCTTTTCTAACTACACTAAATTACAATATGGATATGATGGCGATACAATAGAAGATATTAGAGATAAACTTCCTAAGTGGATTAGAGCACAGCAAAGAGCAGTAACAGGTCTTGACTACAAAACCATATCGGATCAGTTTGTTACTCCTTATCAAGGGAAAATAGGAAAGTCTACAGCAGTATTAAGAAACTATGGTTGCTCCGGTAATATAGTAGATATTTACGTATTAGCTTTAGATGGTCTAGATTATCTTGTAGAAGCTTCAGAGGAGTTAAAATTAGAATTAAACAATAAAATCAATGAATTAAAAATGTTTACAGATTTTATTTGTATAAAAAATGGTGTTGTAGTGGAGGTAGATGTTGTAATAGATATCGTAATTAACAGATTTTACAAGAAATTTGAGAACGAATTAAGAGTTAAGATAGAACAAAGATTGAACCAATTTTTTTCTTTGGTTAATTGGGAGTTTAAACAAGACTTAAGAAGTAGCAATATATCCACTTCTTTATCAGATTTAAAAGAAATTACAAGAACAGAAATAAATCTTATAACCAACTCTGATTCAAATAGCGGAGCACATGTTACAACAAAATTCTATGAAATAATACGACCAGATACCATACAGATAAGCTTCACATACGAATAACAGGGAATAAATGGCAATACTTACAATAAAAGAAAATCCTTCTGTTGTCGATACAGTTGTATTTGATATAGATGCTCCCGGAGCAGACGGGTGCTTTGAATCTAATCCATACAAGGTGAACAACCTAACGATTTATTATGTTGGAAGAGATTTTTCTAGTGGTAATTTACAAAAATACGAAAGTACAGACTTCGACGCAGAACAATTAAAGTTAGTGTTAGTGGCAGAAGCTTTAGCGTGTGCAGATCCCACAGAAGAAAATATAAAAATAGCTTCTAAAAAAAGACAAGATCTTAACAAAAATAAAAGCATAAACACATTTTTTTTCAAAGAAGCTATACCAGTTCATATTGTAGGAAACGAAGAGTATCCGGCTTGGCTTTCTACTGATTTAGATAATTCTTTTCTAGAAAGAGTAGAAACGAATGAAGAAGAAGAACTGGTATATGGAAAATTTAAATATAGGTGGGAACCGAAAGGAATGCGAGAAGGCGATTATTTTATTTGTTGGACTTGGACCCCATTAATTGCAGGAAGTACTTTATCACAGCACTATAAATTTAGTTTATCTGGTAGCACTGAAACCACTACAAGCATACCAACGCACTACACGGATCCAAAGAAATATACGACTCTATTAGAAAGATACACTCCAGAAGTTTTTAAATCTTCTTTGGCTGATTCTGATGTTAGTGCTGATGTCATAGACAGAACGAATAAAACAATAGCCATGGGCTTTAATGTTTTAGAAAATTTAACCAATCAACTCGTTGACCTACATGATCCCAATGCTTTAAATGAGTTTTTATTACCATATTTATCAAATTACTTTGGTCTTAAACTAAGAACGGATGATCCGACTCGATGGCGCGGTCAAATTAAAAGAGCAGTTCCTTTATACAAAAAAAAGGGAACAAAAAATGGACTACATGAAGCTCTAGAACATAGTGGAATTGTTTTAAATAAGATTACGCAACTTTGGCAAGTAATATCTTCCTACACTTGGCAGGAATCTTTTTTTTATGATGGAAGCAATGACTTCATATTAGAAAAAGTCGCTCTTGAATTGGATGAAAACAACTTCGAAATTTGGCTTCGTACCACAGAAGAAGATTGGGTTTCTCTTAGTTCTTCCTATGTTTCGTTTAGCACTGTTGACAACGTAACAACTATGTCTTGGGAAGGAGAAGGATTAGACGGTATAGACGGCTGGCTTCCAATTACTTTGATGGACGGAGATGAACTTAAAGTGTTGTATCTTTATGAGAACATTCCTAATGAGACGGCTCAAACTATTGAAAGCTACATTCGCTTATTGCCTCTTATGGACAATAGAGAAGAAAGAGATCAGACTTATCCACCCAAAAACTGGAATGTTAGAGTCATACCAGAAGACGACGTTATGTTTAATATTGTAATACCAAATAGAAATCCTTTTCATGAATATCTTGTATATGGAAAAATAAGAACAGAGTTTCCTTATAGTGAAAATATTTATCACATGGATGAATACAATGGAAGCATAAGAAATTCAAAAAATCCTTGTGATATTGACAAAAATTTTATAGATCCATGCACAGCTTGTGTTAGTAGTAGCTATAATATTATGTTGGAAATAGAAGAGTTATCGGGCTATAAAATAGAAGAAGCAAAAGAAATAATTCAAGAAAATAGCCCTTTTCACGCTGTTTTACACACATTTAATTTTACTGGTGGATTTAATGAATTTGTTGAGTCCCCAACAGAAAATTTAGAATTTTTAACAACATACTCTGGTCATGATTTTGTTGTTGCTTCTGGATCGCATAATTATTTCAACAGACTTATGATGGGTGTAGAGCGGGGTTACCCTCGAGAGTTGATAGGAGGCATACTAAGAGATATGCTGGCTGTTTCAAGTTCTGTTTTAGTAATGGATGGAATAGCTTACAATAATGAAATACTAATGTTTTGCCCGTCTGTTGTTCTTTCTACTATTGGAGTTAATTCTACTGGCGAGTCTTTTATCAGTATAAAATCTCCATCTCCGATATCTGGAGATTATACAGTAAGTAAATCGGACGGCAACACGGTTAGAATTGATTCCCCTATAGATGAGGATCTTTCTGGGTCCAATTGCGACTCCATTTTTCAGGATTCAGAATTAAATACATGTGCATTTGTATTCGATTTAAATAATTTTGTACAACCTATTTACAATACATTATGCAATATAAGTCAAAATAATGTTTATAAACTAATTGATTCAAGTAAAGACTTTACAGCATTAGGAATTAAAACCCTTGATGATGTAGAAAAAGGACTTGCTGATGAGGCTTGGAGAATCGGTATTGCAGAATATGGATATACTACCTATCCAATTAGAAGCATTTTATCAGACGGAAGTTTATTATTAGATCATAGTGCTGTTTTGCCTCAATCAAACGACACTGTAGAATACGATCTAATGGAGCCTTTAGGAAACAGCAGTTATCACCATTCTGTAATTTCTGAGGGGACTTTAACTGTGTCTTTAAGAGCCATTGTAACGGCTTTAAGCCCATATGTGACACCTGTCTCAGAAGTTCTAGAATATAAAAATTGTTATCAAAAGATAGGCGATTATGAATATCATATCTCTGGTATAGTGGAAGGCACAACAGATCAATATTATATTTCAGGATATGATGAAGGCGATGCCAACGGACTAACCATATACATTTGGGATAAAATTGTAACAGAAAAGATAGGATATTTAAGCCACAAAGGATTAAAACTTAAACTAGAAGGAAATATAAAAACAATTTTAGGTCTTCAAAGTTATTCTGATAATAATTTATTAGATAATAACTTGTTTCAAGAGAATTTTATTGTTTTTATAGATGACGTTTCTTATTGGATAACTGAAATAGATGGTAATAATCCTGCTGGATTTACTACTATTATATTGTCAGGAGCTAATACATATTGGAAAACTTTAACCGATGGAGGCTCGGAAGTTTCTGTTGAGTTTTTTAAATATGAAAAGCAAGGTGCTACCATACCTGGACAACGTTTTCATCAGCCAGAACACACTTTCCAAATAATAGACCGGAATGGATCAGGAATGATAGATGGAGTAATAT